TTAGAGACAATGAGCTTAATGACACAACACCTGATTTTTATCCGAGTCAATCAGAAAAGAATTTTTTTGAACAATTTACCGAAAATCATAAACTGAACAATTATTCATACATATCAGTTTCCTCTACTTTTGAGAATACCGCCAATCCAGATGTATTATTGAATAAAATAAAAGAGAAGGATTCGAATGATATGAAATGGCTTTACTACGGTGAAGTTCCATTAAAAGATTCAATGTTAAACTTTTTAGATGCTGTGGAAATAAAAGAATTAGGTTTGAGTATTAGAGAACAACAAATGTTAAAAGTAAATGCTGTCTACAATTTTGGTAATGAAACAGGAATGAATCTGTGGACTACTAAATATTCGAAGACATATGTATTAAACAACAAATACTACGGACCTCTACACGGAGGTAAGAATGAAGGTAAACTTAGAAAGAGACCTTTCAAAAGTGGTAATTTTGTAAACGGAGTTAGTTATTTATGAGATATTGTTTCGATATAGATGGTACGATATGTACTACTGATTGTCATTACAAAGACGCTGAACCATACATAGAAGTTATAGAATGGATTAATAAAAAATATGATGAAGGACACCACATTGAATTTTTTTCATCAAGAGGTACGATGTCAGGCGCTGATTGGTTTCAGTTTACACTAGAACAATTAGATGGTTGGGGTGTAAAGTATCATAGTGTTAAGTTAGGTAAACCACATTATGATTTGTTTATAGATGATAGGTCTATTAATAATGAGGCTTGGTACGAAAAGGAAAATATAAAAATATGAACATATTAGTTTCTTGCGCTGGTGGTCCTGCTGCTGTAGGGATTATTAAATCTATAGAAGACTTCGATAGTCAGGGTGAACACAAAACTGTAGCTATAGATTGTGATAGACTATCAGTAGGATTTCATTTAGCAGATAGAAGTTATGTAGTTCCATTTTCAGTAGAGGATGATTATTGGAAAGAGGTTCTAAAGGTTATTAGAAAAGAAAAAATCGATGTTATCATACCAACAGGTGATGCAGATATTGTTCACTTTTCTAAAAATAAAAATGTTTTGAACAAAATGGGTGTCACTGTTTTTATGTCTGATTATGAAACTATTAAGGTTTGTCAGAACAAATTGTTATTCTACAAACATCTGGTTAAAAACGGATTAGAGAATCTTTTACCAAAAACATCAACGGATTGTAGAGAGATAGATTTGCCCATATTGTGTAAACCAAAGAGAGGTAGTGGTAGTCGAGGTATAGAGTTGTGGGAAACAGAATCACAGATAAAAGAATTAGACAAAGTTGAAAATCTACACTACAGTAGCGATTATATATTTCAAGAATATTTGCCAGGAACAGAATATACTATAGATGTACTATGTGATTTAGAAGGTAAAGTATTATCTGTCATACCAAGAAAAAGATTACAAATAAAAGCTGGAATATCATCAAAAGGTAAGATAATCAGAGACAAAAGAATAGAAGATAATTGTAGAACATTATGCAACAAACTTAATATTAAAGGTCCTGTTTGTATTCAGATGAAGGAAGATATAAATGGTATCCCAAAGTTCGTAGAAATAAATCCTCGTGTGGGTGGTGGCACTTACTTCACAACTTTAGCCGGTGTTAATTTTATGAAAATAATTTTTGATGTGGTGAATGGTGATGATATTTATATAGAAGAACCAAAAGAAATAACGGTTTTGAGATATTATAACGAGGTTGTAGTAAATGAGTAAATTTTTAAATTTAGATAATGTATTATGTTTTTCACCACATCCTGATGATGTTGAGTACGGTATGCTTGGTAGTATGATTAAACATTCAGATACTAACTTTCATATTATGGTATTTTCAATTGGTGGTGATTTTGATGAGTCTTCGGATAAAACAAGACAAACCGAATGTGAGGTTATTTGGGATAAGTTAGATAATGTTACAGGTACTTTTTTGTACGATAAACACTTATCACAATTATCAGAAGACGAGTTGGTTAATAGAATAGATTTATTTGATGCTAACACTCAAACCAAATGGGATGCGATATTTTGTCCACCGAAAGAGGATTCTCACTTTGAACATAAGATTGTTAATTCAATAGTGCCGGCTTGTGTTAGAAGGTTGAAATGTGGTATTATAGACTACAGAACACCTAGCACATTAGAAAATTGGATACCTAATTTATATGTTGAGGTAGATATAGATGATAAGTCTGAGCTACTAAAGTTATTTGAATCACAATCAAACAAATCATTTTTTAATAAAGGTCCTTTGGAAGTATTTCATACAAATTATAATTGTAAGAAAAGAGGGATAGATTTTGTAGAAACTTACAGAGTAGAGAGATTATATGATTAATAAAAGAATTATGATAATCGGTGGTACTGGTGCTTTAGGTAAACAACTAACAGAAAGATGGAAGTCAGGAAATGACATATTGATATTCAGTAGAAATGAACACAAACAAGAAGAGATGAAGAGAAAATATCCTGAAGCACTATATCGTATTGGGGATGTAAAAGATAAAGAATCAATACTTAGAAATATGTATGAGTTCAAACCAAATGTTATAGTTAACACTGCGGCTCTGAAGACTGTTTGGGTTGCTCAAGATAATCCTTATGAAACTATCTTGACTAATATAGTAGGACATCAATATCTTATAGATTGTGTAAGAGAATGTAGACATCAAATAGAATCTCTGATGTTTATATCTACTGATAAAGCTTGTAGTCCTGTTAATGTATATGGGATGAGCAAAGGTATAGCAGAACAAATGTATGTTAATTTTGCAAAAGAACAAACTGATATCAAAGTAGCTTTGTGTAGATATGGTAATGTACTAGATTCTACGGGCTCTTTGATACCTGTATTCAAAGATATGATTAAAAAGGGAGCTGAGAGTTTACCGATTACCAATTTTGATATGACTAGATTTTTAATCACATTAGACGAAGCTATAGATTTGATAGAATGGTCTTATCAGTCTTCAGATTCACATGGAAAGATTATAGTTCCAAAATTAGAGTCAATGAAAATTATTGATTTTGCAAAAGCTATAGCTAAATCACTTGGTAAGGATGATATTAAATTCCATAAAATACCAATCAGAGATGGTGAGAAATTACACGAAGAAATGATTAGTTCAATAGAGATGCAAAGAACTGAAAATACTGATTCTGAAAAGTATATGGCGATTAATTGGGAGAGAAACAATGAAGATTACAATCATACACCATTAAATTCTCAGTTTCATGTAATGGATGAGGATGATACTTACTTATTTTTATTAGACAAGGGGGTTTTGTAAATGGTTGTTGGAATAAATGGTGCAAATGGTTTTATTGGATATCACCTGTGGGTTCATATCAAATATTTATGTGATGATTTAGAGGTAATTAAATTAAGTAGAGATTTAAAAGAAATCGATAAATGTGATGTAATAGTTCATTTAGCAGAAAAAAATAGAGGTGATGAGGCTGAGGTATATCGTAATAACAGAGAATCAGCTGATAATTTGTTTAAAGCATTGGATGGATTATCCCATAAAAGATTACTTTACTCTTCTTCGTTACATGAGGATGATGATACGATATTCGGAAAATATAGACAAGAAAACAAATGGTTATTTTCCGCGTGGGCTAAGGGTTCAGAAGATTGTAGTTTTTCATCACTTAGAATACCGAATGTCTTTGGGCCTTTTTGTAAACCAAATTACAATTCTTTTGTTGCAACATTTTGCCATAAGTTGCTAAACGATGAAAGTATTTCTGTCAGTAACAATAGTGTTAAACTGGTTTATGTACAGAACCTATGTAAACAAATTGTGGACATCATAAGGGAAAAAGGTAATGAAGAAAGTTATGAGATACAACATGACGGTAGGCATAGTGTTCAATATATTTATACAAAATTATCTATGTTTAAAGAAAGATATATTGATAATAATATAATTCCTGATGTACACAAACCATACGATACTTTTGAATTAGATTTATTCAATACATTTAGATCTTACATTAGTTCAGACAAAAGGTTGGTAACTATGGATAGTTACTCTGATGACAGGGGTTATTTGTCAGAAACAATTAAAACAGATGCTGGTGGACAATCTTTCTTTTCAACTACAAAACCTGGTTATATAAGAGGACAACACTTTCACATGAGAAAGTTGGAGAGGTTTTGTGTATTGAAAGGTGAAGCAGAAATAAATCTCAGAAAATTAGGTTCAGAGGAAGTTATTCAATACAGAGTTTCAGGTAATAAAACTCAGTATATTGATATGCCGTTATTTTATACACATAACATTACACCTCATTATGATAAGGAAATAACTACTTTGTTCTGGCAAAATGAATTGTTAGATAAAGATGATACAGATACATACGCAGAGGATGTTTAAATGAGAACAGTTGAGTTAAAGGAAATAGAGGAATATTTGTATGAGTGTGAAACTGTAATAGATAAAGCTAATAGAATTGCGCATGGTGTTAATCAAGGTAGAACAGTTCACAAAGATAATGGTTATTTTTACAAAGTATTTCATCAAGATTATTGTCGTAGAGAAAACTTTGTTAGAGCCTATGAAGCTGGTTTCTTTGAAGAATTAGCACCAGCCTTACACTCTATAATCAAAAATAATGGTCAAATAGTTGGATATGTTACAAAAGCAGGAACACCCTTGGGTAATGAGTTTGCTGCTATCCCAAAAGATTTTTACGAAAGTGTTTTAGATAAAGCTAGAGAAACAGGAATGTTTTTCTATGACTTGGTTGCTTCGAACATAGTAATTACTGATAAAAAAAAATTGAGTTTGATTGATTTAGAGAGTATTTATTATATAGATGAGTTACATACAATCGATAAACATAAAGCGGTAGTCAAACCTGATTACTATTTTTTAGAATTAGAAAAAATATGGAAGAAAAAAATGAGTGAGAAAGTTATAAGTTTTATCCAACCAAGCAGAAATAATCTAAAGTATTTAAAGTGGAGTTACAACTCTATTAGAAAGAATTTAGGATATCGACATGAAATATGTTGGGCTGATGATGCATCAACAGATGGAACTTGGGAGTGGATGAAGGAGACTGCTGAAAAAGATAAGAATATTAAAATACATAGAAACGAAGGACCTGAAAGACTAGGTCATACTATATTGTATGATACATTAGTAGATTTAGCTACGAATGATATTGTGATGATTTATCATGCGGATATGTATGCTTGTCCTAACATGGATGAAGAAGTCCTCAAACATCTACAGCGTGGGAAGGTTGTTTCGGCTACACGAATAGAGCCACCACTACACCCGGATGGTCCTGAAAAAATACTAATGGATTTTGGCATAGAACCAGAAGAATTTGAGGAAACAGAACTTACAAGTTGGGTGAAACAATACTTGGAAGAAAATAAAGATGATGAGTACGAAACTACAAAAGGTATATTTGCTCCGTGGGCTATATACAAAGACGACTTTCAGGCAATTGGTGGACATGACCCATTATACGCCCCACAATCAAAAGAGGACTCTGATATATTCAATAGGTTTGTTTTAAACGGATACGAAACAATACAGACTTGGAAGGGTTTTGTATACCATATGACTTGTAGGGGGAGTAGGTTTAAAGACGGCGCTATGAGAAATCCAGCTGGACAAGTGTTTATGAAAGGAAGAGAATCTTCAGAATGGTTAGCTCAGAACCTAAGAAGTACTCGTAACTTTATTCGTAAGTGGGGACATATGGTAAAACATGACGAATATCTTGAACCAATAGTTCCACCAAAATATGATGTAGCATTTGTCGCCTATAATTGTTCTAAACAAATGTTATATGAGTTAGAACCTTGGTGCAGTAAAATATATTTAGATTTGAGAGATTCGGATGGTATGAGTGAATATGTCAGAGAGGAACAACCAAACACATCATTTAATTTACATGAAAGGGTAAAACTATATGGTAACAATAAAATATCAGAATTACATGATATTTGTGTTGAGTTTGATGCCAGTAAATTAAATAATGAGAACTTTCAAGTCTTAGTTAACCTCTCAGAAATGTTACAAGATAGTGGAGAAATAGGACAAATGGAATATGATATATTTAAGTTTTATATAAGTTCACTAAAGACTTACGAAAAAGATTTGATTTTAGTACAATAAATACATATATATTATTATGATGTATTATATTTTGTTCAATGAGAATACAGAAGATTTGTGGGATCAAAATACTTTGGGTGAAGAATCATTTGGTACTTTTTACACAGGTTTAGGTTTTGTAGCACTAAACAATATTATCCAAAGAGAGCCAGAGTTATTACCTACAATTAAAATCAAAGATGAAAAAGGAAAAAGTTACTCACTTACAGAATTTTTAGATAAAGTTGAGAAATGGAAAATAATATCTTGACTTATGTTGTCCAAACCTGTTAACTTTAGGAGAAGTTAGAATGGCTGATTATAGTTTTTATGAAGAGCTAGAAGAAGAAGCGTTTAACGATAGAGTTAAACCAAAAAGAAAACCAAAGAAACAAAAAAAAGTTTGGAAGGAAAACAAAAATGAACAAAAAAGAAAGTTTGACTATCGTAAAAAAGATAAAAAAAATTACTCTAATCACCCTAGTAGGATTTAGTTGTTTTACAGGGTGTTCATTACCCTTTGAACCAGAATTATCAACAATAGAGTTTGAATTAGATGCTCGAATGGAAGCGGATTCAAATGGGTATTATCATCTTACATTAGATACAACAAAGTGGCAGACAACTCACAGAATTAGCGGTCATGTTTACAGAGATGGAGAGTCAGTCAATGTTCTTAAATTTGGTTGGGGAAGTTCTCACTATTGGATAGTAGGAGATGAGTTTGGTTATTTCGTAACCAATACTGGCTTAACCGACAATGGTACTTATGTTGGATATGATACTACTTTTGTAGACTGGTTTAGTGGTTATGAAGTTCCAATAGTAAATGGTTCTTCCTATAGCAGAATGGATGGTGAGGTAAATACTATGATAGCGCCTGTCAAAACTATGAGAGGTGATACTGCTACAATATATTATGGTTGGTACGATGATTGGAAAGATGAAGAAGTAATCGGTGAGTTCTATGTAATATTTGATTAGGAGATTTTTATGAAGTGGGTGTTGGTAAATAAATATGATGAAATAATCGACACTGTTGAAATTGCCAGTAATGTAGGAGTTTCAGGTGCAAAGACTTATTTTAGAAAAAGAAAACAAATGGATAATCCATCCTTTGATAAGTTGTGGAGAGTTATGTCGTATGAACGCTATGAGATAACATTCAAAAATAACCTACAAAACAGACAATTAGATAATAGAAAATATGAGTGGTGGAAAGATGAAGAAACCTACTTGGATGTAGATGCTCCACCATCAAAGAGTGGAGAAGATAATGGCGGGTAAACAAAAGGGAAGAAGAGGAAGACACAATTACCTTACTACAGAGCAGAAAAAAGAACTTGAACAGATAGCAGCTGAGATAGAAGCTGAAGCTATCCAAATGAAATTAGACTATGAACAACATCCATCAGATATGAGTGGAAGTGTTGTCGTATTTCACGAAAATAGTGAATTATTAGAAGAGGAAGATAATGGCTAATCACGTATGGCAAAGAGTAACTGTAAACTCTGAAAAAGAAGAAGTACATAAAACACTAGAAAAGTGGTGGAGTGGCTTAGATTATAACGATGTAAAAGGAGTTGTAGAGCCTGTATTTGGTAAAGACTTCAAATACGATACAAATACTGTAGGTTCTAAGTGGGTAATTATTGAAGACTCTGATTATGGTGATGATGAAAGTTATATAAACTTTTGTTCAGCTTGGCATCCAGCAGATGGGTTCTTAGAGGAGTTAAATTCTGTGTTGGTTGCTATGGATGAAAACGCAACAATGTCGTTTACAGGAGATGAGGAGTCAGATGATTTCTTATTTGCTGGGTATGGCAGTAAGAATGGATTCCATTGGAAAATGGATGATGATGAGGGACCCGAAAGACCTTGGGAAGAGGAATGTGAGGAAGAAGGAATAGATTATGATGAGGCTATAGATACATTCTATGATGATGTAAATGAGATACAGTCAAACCTATTAGCAGAATGTGTAATAAAAGTTGATGAAATAAAATAGTGAATGAAATATGTAGACACATCTAAACTATCGGTTAGAGAGATAGATAGAAAAGTGGCTAAAGAAATGGTAGTAAAATACCATTATTCTAAACAATGGACAAAATGTAGTGTTGCTTTAGGATTATACTATACCACAGGAGATGAACATCAGTTCTTTGATGAGCCAGAAGAAAAGTTAATCGGTACGATATGTTACGGAGACCCTATAGGAAGACACTCAGGCGCTTCCATATCAGCGGCTATACCACGAGAGAATGTATATGAGTTGGTTAGATTATTTGTACACGATGGATATGGTAGTAATATTGAGTCTTATCTAATAGGAGAGGGATTCAGTTGGTTAAAGAAGAATAGAAGTGATATAAAAGCTCTCATATCATACTCAGACCCACAACAAGGTCATGTTGGTACTATCTATCAGGCTACCAATTGGTTGTATCAAGGTAACAGAATAAGACCAAATGATAGCTGGTTATTCAAATGGGAAGAGGATGGTAAGTGGCAACATGGTAGAACTATATTTCCATATTATGGAACAAATAATGTGGAGAAAATGAAAGATTTAGTTGAGAAAGATTTTTGGGTAAAGAAAGAGTTAAGAAAACATAGATATGTATATTTACTCGGTAGTAAGAGTGAGAAAAGAAAAGCTCTAAATAACTTAAAACATCCACTATTGCCCTATCCTAAAACAGCGGACATAGTGGAACCAGAAGTAATTAAAATTAAAGTAAGGAGTAAGTAATGGTAATAACAATTATAGGCTGGGTATGGTTAGGAATATTAGTTGGTGGTATAGCTGGATTTATGTTATGTAACTGGCTAACACAATCTAAAATGAATGAGTTAGAATCAGAAATAACACATCATATATTCGTAAGAGATTCTCTGAAGGAAGAGATAATGAGACTAGAAAGTCAACCAAAACCAAAGCCAAGAAAAAGAAGAAATATTTCAGCAAATAAAATAAAAGTTGGTTGATAAATCAATCTTTTATATATTTATTTATGATGTCAAAAAGTTACAAACTTGCAAGGTATTAACTTAAATGGAGATCGAGTAGTGAATCAACAAGACCGTAAGGAATTTGAGATTGTACATTTAAAGATAGATGAACTCAAAAGAGACATTTTAAAATTACAAGCAGATATGGAAAAGGCTCATCTTAAAACAGATGACTCTCTCAGTTTCATTAAGGAAAATCTATTCAATCCCAATGAGGGACTTTGGGCAGAGACCAAACAGAACAGTCAGTTCAGAGAAGACGCCGGTCGATGGCGTGGAATGATAGGAGCTGGTTTTATCGGGTTATTTTTCAAACAATTATACGATTTATTTGTATAAACTTTTCATTTTTATTTCACAGAATACTATATATAATTAGAGGGTGTCAAAGGCGGGTGACACCGAAAACGCGTGTCGAATACGTGTGACACTTAATATCTTTGACACCAAAGGTAAAATCTCTAACGAGATTTCACCAGATAGTAGTACTTAGCGTAATACATAGCGCCATCCCATTGGAGAGAGCGCTCGGTAGGGAGATAGTTATGAAAAAGAAAGCTCAAGAGTTATTAGAGAAGTTAATAAAGCTTAAGCCTACCCAATTGGAAGAAAGTCTAATGAGAGAAAGAATTTTACTAGAGGAGTTCAGCGATGATTACTTTGGCAAAGGGGAGAATCGTAGGGTTGTTAGCAATCCTAAGTCTTAGGTGTTGGAAGATTCCCCCAATCGACGAGTCGGATTACTTCCATCTAACGGACTATAGAGGGACTCTGCATCTCTATAGAGCGGAAACCATAGAAAGAAAAGATACTCGTTACTGTGCTCGTCACCACCAATGGGAAGATATCCGGAGAGTCTACTTTGAAGATGGGTGGAAAACTATAGTACGGAGAAATAAAAAAGGTTAGAATTCTGTTAGATGGCTTATATTTTTATTTCCTTAGACTATTTATTGGAAAAGTAAATATACTTAGTGTGTTTACGGAGATAACCTTAGAATATTAAAAAGATAACTTGTTTTACTTAAAATAGTTTCAAGTTCGGAGAATAAAATGAGAGCCATATTGTGTTTATTTCTAATGGGCTTGTTGACGGCCCAAAACTTACACCATAGTTTGAGTCAACCACCACAAGCAAAAACTCCTTTTGAACTCTACTATGAGGATATAGATGGATATAGACATCTGAATCTCAGAGGTAGTGTGTTGGTTCAGTTCCGGGTAGATAAAGAAGGAAGAGTTATTCAACCCAAGATAATCAATACTTTCAATGATTATCTGAATGATACGATATTAGATAAAGTTTTAGCCATAGAGTTCGAACCAGCTCTACAGAATGGAAAACCTATCGAAGTAAATTATCAATTACCTATCCTGTTCAAATAAGTTCTGAACTGAAGGGGAGAGATAACCGCTCCCCTTCAGATTTTCACCCACTCCTCTACTTATAGGTATGAGGAAATCCATAGAGTTAACGCTACAAATAATTATATCAGTTCTGATTGGTATAGAGGTAAGTCAGCCGCCCAATAACTACACAGAATATCTTTTTATAGCATTAGTGTTGTACATATGTGTTAAACAGAATGTTGATGTCAAGATACTACGACTATTTGAGAAATATAATCTATATTGATATGTTACTTGTATTTGTCTTTATTATAATACCTCTTTTGTATTTCTGGTGGAGAGATTCCTAACTCTACCCATTCCAACCCACTTTTTGACACTACTACCTACTTATTGTTATTAATAGTATCAGTTACACAGGAATATATAGCTCGTATGTCATCCTGACATACCTGTGTAAGCCCTTGAACTGATAGAAAAAAAGTGTCAAAATGACAGAAACGGAGGTTTTGATGGCTAAATTGAGTAAATCCAAGGTAGTTTGGGCGATAAATGAGACTCGTTCGATGAAACAAGCGGCTAAACTGAGTGGTGTAGCCTATAATACTTTTAAGAAATACGCTAAACTATATGAGGTATTTGCGCCTTCTGAGACTAAGGGTATACCCAGGGGTACAGGAGGTAAAAAACCCATAGAGTTAGCCGATATATTCGCTGGAAAAAATCCATCGTACAGTACTACCAAGCTATTACACAGGTGTTTCCGCGAGGGTTATCTAGCAGAGGAGTGTAGTAACTGTGGAGAAGACAGGTACCGGCCGTCTGATATGAGTAAGCCGCTTATGTTGGACTATATGGATGATGACGCAACCAACAAAGACATAGCGAACCTGAGGGTATTGTGCTTCAACTGCTTCTATCTGATGAAAGGACAACGGCTAGATGTCAAAATACCACAGAATGTAAAGCAACTTCAGAAGGCTGTAGGTAATCTGTTCTCATCTGAGTAGACAATCCCAATCTAACCACCCCAGAATATACGGAATAATCGGCTAAAAGTCAAGTGATTTTATTGGTCCTCGTGCCTGGGCGTCGCGATCTTTTCGAAAAAAAATGAAAAAAAGTGAAAAAAAGGCTTGACTCGTATACGTTTTTATTCGTAGCTTTAGGTGTTGATTGAGATGATACTTTTAAAAACAGATAATCAACAATCCTGTGAAGGGCGTTGATGAGGATTAATCACCCTCTGAGTCTAGTGGAGTTCTGAGATTGAAACAGTTGATTACTTGAGTAGGTCGATGCTGAAGAGCGAGAAGGGCTGTGGGGTTCGAATCCCCACCATAGGGCAACAGAATTAGTTGAGTTGAGTAGCCAAAAAACGACCCGATAAATACGCGAGTGACGATGGGTGTGACAGACGGTTTAAAGCCCGATGGACAAACAGCTATGGTGGGGGGACTTCCAATGTCAATAAGAGTCTCCCCCCACCTCTAGATTTTTTTTAAAAAAAGGCTTGACTTTCTCAGGAATTATTCGTAGCTTTAGACATGAATTAAACAGATAAGACAAAGAATTAGAGGGAACTAAGGTTCAGAGCCACTGTTCACCACCCTTCCTGGCGATAGAGTTGGGTGGTGTCTGGAGTTCCCACTATATTTTAGCGGTACGCTAAATAATATTTAGCTAGGAGATACTTATATATATGAAGGAAACCAAATACAACGATATAGATATATTAGAAGTAATCGAACAGGAAATGCTCGCACTATGGATTACAGACGAGATACCCTTTCTACTGAAGAAGGATGAGGATTTCGTACATATAATCACATCTGCAATTATGCTAGAGCGCCCCTATTGGAGTAAGTACATGACAGTTGGGGAAGCCTGACAAACCGACATACCTGGTGGCATTAAGTCGTTAATCGCCAAGGTATGACAAAGTGACAGGCGGCTCATACCTGTTTTTATATCGAGACTGGTTTTTGTTTCCTATAGAAATTGACATTTTTTTCGTATCATAATGATAAAAAGTAATTAGCGTAACATAACATAACATAACATAACGTTATTTAACCTTGGGAGAATATGATGAGTAAGTTAAATGACTTCATGCTACAATGGGGAGTTGATAAGTTTCTTCACTTTATGGCTGGAGCTTCAGCATTTGCAATAACAGAGTCTTGGATAGTACTCTTAGTAGTTAGCTTTGGTAAAGAACTATACGATAGGTATTATGCTTCAAGCGGTTGGAATAATTTAGATGCACTAGCCACGGTATTGGGTGGTGTGTTTGCGTTTATCGGCCGTTGGGTTTGGTGCTATATACCGTATACGGAATACCTAATATAGTAAAAATAATCAAAGAAAAAGCTTGACTCGTACTGGTTTTATTTCGTAGCTTTAGGTATAATAAAAAGGAGTTAAGTAATGAGTTTAGTTAATTTAGATAGTGTTGGTTGTGTGATTAACAGTAATAATGGATTAGTCTGTTCTGTGATGGCAGATGGTTCTATTGATTTAGATGACCTCAGTAATGCTTGTCACGTTAATGATATAGAAAACGAAGAGTGGTTTGATGCTCTTAGTCAACAAGATATAGATATCATAGAAGATATATTGGGTAATCCAACCGATACTTTATTGGATAATACCGAAGCAGATTATTTAGAAATGAAAGCTGAGTTACACTATGGTATATAGTGAGTAAGTTTTTTGAGTATGACGATAAACCACAATGGTTTTATATTAGGGCGCGTTGTACAGATATATTTAAACCTGATGGTAAGGTAATTAATTTTTATTTATGGGGAGACTCCGAACTATTTATAAGAGAACTATTAGGAAAAAAAGGTTATAAGGATATTGAATGGATAAAGCCGATAGGCGATACACTACCGTTTGTTTAGATTGCGATACTGAGCTATCTAAGGAACGAGTACATTTAGGTTATACTACTTGTCTGGATTGTAGTGATACAGAAAAGTATTCATCTCATACAGTGTACCCACATAAAACAGGTGGTTACATCCAACCTGTTAGTGGTAAGAAATCCGATGAGTTAAAAAGATTAGATAGACGAGCAACAGGTAGTGGTAGAGTTGCTAAGGGTATCTTTTCAGATAAGAGCTGGGATAGATGGTTAAAAAACTATTATGAATCACAGAGTACCGAAAGTGGGCCGAGTCGGTGCCGGAGTGGTTCAACGGGGCGGATTGCAAATCCGTTATTCGTGGGTTCGAATCCCACCCGGCTCTCAATTAAAGAAGCTACTAAATTAGCTTTTGATAAGTTTGATAGTAGAGGTTATGATGCAGCTTGTCAACTTACTCAATCATTCTATACTGATGATAAGATAAGTCTGATGAGCAAGTCTAAAATAATCAATGAGCTTACTTCATTTCAGATGATGTCAACCAAACAACGCAAATTTATCAAAAGACTAAATAGTGCATAAAGTCTATAGATTTATATCCGAAACAACAGGTGAGGAATGTGAAGTTAAAATCAAAAAGGAGTTCAAAATGAAAAAGTATACTTTATCATTAATACATTTAATTATTGTAGTCGTGACATTCATACTAAGTGGATTGCTAGCGCAAGAAAGACCTGAGATGATACCCTATAGATTAGTACCAGGTGATGGAGTGTATAATTGTAGGTTAGAATTTGAGGTAGAGATTATTAATCCGTATCAGGTAGAAAACTTAGTACAGGTACACAGAGAAGAAACAATAGAGATTATCTATGAAAGAATATACTTTGAAGTTTTGCATCCTAATTACCAAAATGAAATATTCAAAATTGACGATAAACTATATTATCTAATAAGAGTTCCATACACAGGAGTAGAATGGATAACAAATTAATTTTAGCTAAAATAGATAGGTTACTTCATCTGTGTCAGAAGACAGAACCAAAGGATAAAGAAAAATTACCTGACAATCAACTATTTACGCATGACTTAATTAAGGTTAAGGATTGGTATGATGATATAAAGAATAACCCAAGGTGGAGAGAAAACCACGATGTCGTAACAGTTATGACACAAGCTAATAGTATATGGAAATTTAGACATAGGATAAAAGAATTGGGTTGGGATAATTACGATGGTATCGATGAAGATGTTAGAAAGCATATTTTAAATGGAAGAAAGATTCAGGCTATTAAGTTGTACAGAAAACATCAAACAGAGGTTCTTAGAAAAGAGTGTAGTTTGAAAGAAGCAAAAGAATATTGTGATTCTTTGGAGAAAATAATACTTGGAAAGTAATGTAATTCAATTAGAACTATTTGACAAAGAAGACTGGCAAATATTGTTAGAGGCCGAAGAATACTTTAAATATCTACAGAAACCTAACGAAGCCTTTTCCAATATGCCGGTATGTCCTTTCTTAAAAGCTGAGTTAGAGAAAGATAATCTATATGTGGATATATGGAGACCTAATGAACGAGGTTTCTATGATTTGCTATATGAGTTTATGGATTCTAAAAAAGGTTCAGCTTTATTTGTTTGTATGGATACCGATGGTATAAAATGGAAAGATGTTAAAAGGCCAAAGTATCAGAAGTTTCTACAGAAAGCAATTAAGGATACAGGCCTTAAAGCATTGTGTCTATCTCCGTATGAAGATTTTACAGCCGCTGGTGAGGCTACACGAAAGAAAGCACCTTACTTCCTAATCAACGTTGCTGGCAGAAAACATTTCAGT